GATTACTGTTTACCGCGTCAATAAGTCGCTCTGGGGGAAATAGTGTGTAGTGCAGATGCCTTTAATGCAGATGATCAATGGTACGACGTGGTCAGAAGGGCCGATAAAGCAGTTATCTACAGCTTCCCGGCGGAAGGGAGATATCTGGTTTATCGAGTAAATGGAATAGTTTCATTACGACCGTTACTCGAAGAGGAAGAAATATTCACTCTCAACGGGTTCATTCAATTTGAAAAACGACTGGGGTACCGAGTTACACCACCGTCTGATATTATTCTTTCATAGGCCTGAACAACCTATACCTGATGCGCCACGGAGAGAACCATGGCGCTAGAATTACAACTTATCAAACACCACTCAGGAATACTGATCCCGGCTACGCCCGAGACCAGCGATATCCTGCAAACCAAAACCCGGCTCGGCGATGTTCTTGTTGCCGAGTTCAGGCGGGTACGAAACCCGGCATTTCACCGGCGCTTTTTCGCGCTTCTCAATCTCGGTTTTGAATACTGGGAACCAACCGGCGGGGCTATCTCTAGCAACGAGCGGAAGCTGATCACCGGCTACGCAAAATTCCTGGCTTCTTATGGCGGGAATGAGGGCGCGCTGATCGATGCTGCTGAGCTGTATCTTGAGCAGGTTGCTTACCGGCGCGTCACGAATGGTATTAGCCTGTGCAAATCCTTCGATGCTTACCGCTCTTGGGTGATCGTCGAGGCAGGGCACTTCGATGCTATTCAGCTACCTGACGGCACACTCAAAAAGCATCCTCGCAGCATTTCATTCGCCAACATGGACGAACTCGAGTTTCAGCAACTTTATAAGGCCGCGCTCGATGTCCTCTGGCGCTGGGTCCTGTCCCGTTCATTCCGCAGTCGTGACGAGGCCGAAAACGTCGCCGCGCAGCTGCTTGGCTTTGCGGGGTGATGGAATGAAGAAGACCTGGTTCCACCACACCGATTGCAGCACCGAACAGGCCGACGAACTGGTTAAGCGTTACAAAGCGCGCGGCGTGCGAGTTGAACGCAGCCTAAACCAGGATTACGTGACCTGGACTGTCAGTGCATTCTTGCCGACCTCAAATACACCAGCGCACCCGGACAGCCGCTGGCGAAACCGGATGTGGGGGTGAACGTGAAGACATATCACATTACTTTGCCCTGGCCGCCGAGCAATAACCGGTATTACCGGCACAACCGTGGGCGCACGCATATCAGCGCTGATGGTGTCGCGTACCGCTACGCGGTTGCCAGTGTTATCCGTGCTCATCGCCTTAATATCCGGACGGCCGCACCACTCAAAATCCGTATCGATTGTCACATGCCCGACCGCCGGCGCCGCGATCTGGATAACCTGCAGAAGGCTGCATTCGACGCTTTAACCAAGGCGGGATTCTGGCTGGATGACTGCCAGGTTATGGATTATCGCGTTGTGAAAATGCCTGTCGTAAAGGACGGGAAATTAGAACTCACCATTACCGAGCTGGAGACCGCATGAATCTCGAAAATACCCTTAAATATCACTTCGCCAAATCGACAATGATTAGCGACTCTCCGCGCGCTACGGCGTCAGACTCATTAACCGGAACGGATATCATGGCTGCCATGGGGATGACGCAGGAACGGGCCGCCCTGGGTTACAGTGCCTTTCTCGGGAAGATGGGTATCAGTTACAACGATCGGGTGAGGGCGATTGAGTTGCTGGCCCAGTACGCGCTGACCAAGTGCGACCGGGTAGCTGCGCTTCGCAAACTGGATGCCTGGGTTAAGCCATTAGTGATGCACCAGTTGGCCACCTTCGCGTTTGAGGACTATTCCCGCAGCGCCGCCAGCGTGAAGCAGTGCGATGGCTGCAATGGGGAAGGGTTTATTGACGCTGAGGTTTTCAGCATGAAGTGTCACACTCCGGCAAAAGAGAAGAAATTCGTGAAGATGTCCCTGAACATGGGCGCAGAGGATATTCGTCCTTCTGAGCATGAGGTGCGCAGGCGTGTCAGGGAGGTTGCACGCGTTGTCTGCCCTCAGTGTAAGGGCAAGAAGGTTGTAAGTTGCGCCTGTAAAGATTGCCATGGACGCGGGACAGCCGTTAATCAGGCCCTTACAGAACAGCAGGGTGTTCCGGTTATGGCCGATTGCAAGCGCTGCAGCGGGCGGGGGTATGAACGAATTCCTTCCACTGAGGCTTACGCCGCGGTGTGTCAGATAACGGATGCAATCAGCCTCGATACTTGGAAGAAGTCTGTTAAGCCATTCTACGACCAGCTCATCACCAAGTTTGATATCGAAGAGGCTTGGGCTGAAACGCAGCTTAAGCAAATTACAAAATAGGGCGTGAATTTATCGCGAGCTATTTACTTTTCCCGAAACTGTGGTAATTTTGCTCTAACGATGGGTTATTGCCTTCGTTTAAAGCCCTGCGGTTAACCCCGTGGGGCTTTTTGCGTCTGGCGATTAATGAATTATTGAAGAGCTAGCGCTGTAACGGAAAAAATAAGCGATGCTTCGCCAGCTGCGAGCCTTTTAGTATCCATGGAAGAAGAAGCGAATCTTCAAACCGACAAATTTCAAAACTGGCCAGACATAATGCTGGATTAAATATAGGACTGGTGGAACAACCAATGTCGCACCAGTTGCGCAGAGTGCGTATACCGCCGAGTCCTTTGCGATTAATGAGTAATTTAGGTTAAGTGTTTCAAGATTAATTGCATTGGCTGTACTCGAACCTACAAATCCAGAGCCAAAAACAACCAGAAACACATAAAGTGATACTGTTACGAGCCTTAAAATTAACCGAATGTATTTCACGATGAACACCTGCTGATTGATGTCATCGTTTTACACAAATGCCATCTGTTTAGCTAGCTTCTAGGTCGCTTGGTTCTAAATAATATCCTGTTCATTGCCTTACTCTCACATTGCCAGCCTGTCGCTGGCTTTTTAATTTCAGGCTCCAAGAACCATCATCGACACGCCTTCTTGTTAAATCGTCCCGACGGACTGACCCTTTTCAAACACACAGCACCCGCTAACTACGCGAGGTGAGAGTATGTATCGCATGGACAAACTAACCACCGGTGCTGCTTACGGCGCTTCAGCCGGTAGCATCCTAAACGGCATGCTGAATGCCTATAGTCCCGAGCAGTGGAACGCTATCGGCGTGCTGGTGGGCATCATCATCGCTGTACTGACGTATCTGACGAATCTCTATTTCAAAATCCGCGAAGACAACCGCCGCAGCAGGAGCCGAGATGAACCCGACACTCCGAAATAAGCTGGTGGGCGCCGTTGTTGGCGGAGCCAGCGCAATCACTATTGCAGCTGTGATGCTGGGCAATGCGGATGGACTTGAAGGAAGACGCTATTACGCTTATCAGGATGTCGTCGGTGTCTGGACTGTTTGCGATGGGCACACCGGCGCTGACATTCGCCGTGGTCACCGCTACACCGATAAAGAATGTGACGCTTTGCTGCAATCCGACCTGCGCAAGGTTGCTGTAGCTATCGACCCGATGATTAAGGTCCATGTTCCCGATACCACTCGGGCCGCGCTTTACTCCTTCACCTATAACGTGGGAACGGGAGCATTTAGCAGATCGACGCTGCTGAAAAAATTAAATTCCGGCGACGTTCCGGGTGCATGCAAAGAACTGCAGCGCTGGACGTATGCCGGTGGAAAGCAGTGGAAGGGACTGGTAACCCGCCGAGAGATTGAGCGTGAAGTTTGCGAGTGGGGCCAGAAATGAGCCGATTAACCCCAATCATTTGCGCTGTCGTAATTTGTCTGCTGGGTTCCATGGCTTGGTCAATTAACCACTACCGTGGCAACGCCATCATCTACAAAGACCAGCGCGATAAGGCGACGGTCCGTGCAGAAACATCGGAGGCGATCACCAGCAACGTGATCACCACGATGAACCTCATTCGTGACATCTCACAGGCTACCCAGAATGCAAAGAACGAACTGGCTCAAAAGGGCGAGACTCGCATTGTCTACATCAGGCAGGCGCTTGAAGGCGATCCGTGCGCTAACCAGCTTGTTCCTTCTGCCGCTACTGACAGCCTGCGGGAATACGCAGACAGTTTACGTACCGACTCCAGTAGTTCCGATAAGCACTGATCTGACCGCAGACACGCCGATCCCCGGAATAGTGGTTCCGTTCACGTGGCAGGCAAGTCTGGAGTTAAATGCTCAGCTCTATACGGCGCTGGGGCAGTGCAATCTGGATAAGGCTGCGATTAGAAAAGTAGAAGTTATGCGATCTGCAAAGTAAATAAGAAAATATATCCTTGAGAAGCAGTATCGAAGTAGTAATCTACAACTTCCATTTGAATAAAAGGAGGTCGTGATGTTAGAAAGCTATTTTGGAAGCGCTGGCGTTAATAGGGAAGATAAGCAGCGTCTCCTTGCCGTTCAGGCAGCGTTAGAAATTGCGAAGGCTTCTGCTGGAGCTAGTGGCGCAAATGCAAGGACGGACAAAGTAGAAGAAGATTTAAAACACACAGCAGAAAAAATTGGTGTACTTGCAGATGCTATCCAAGCGGCTTTAGCAAGATGATATGATTTTAGAACGAACCGCCTTCGGGCGGTTTTTCATTGCCAACAATGCATTACAAAGGCTCATGCCCAAGGTACTACGAAATTGAGCTTACTCTTATTGAGTGAGTTACAAACAGATCCGCAAACTTTCTTATTAGTGTGCTTGGTTTTCTGACTGTAATACTTATAAGGCCATTTAATGATTCGGAGGCTTTATGAGTGAAGAGTATACCGACGAAGAACAACTGAGAGCTCTTGATACGTTTCTTGGGAGCGAAGACGCAGTTGATATGAAAGGAGTAGATCTCGGAGAGGTTTTTAATTGTGCAAATTATTCGAAATACTACCAGCCAGCACTGCAAGCAATTATTGAAAATGGAGATTTGTTACCAGCCCCTTGGGGCGGTCTAGCAATCCGAGGTGTGAAGGCTATCAAAAAATATTTCGACTCGGTGTGCAAAATTTGAATGAAACCATAGCCGCCCTCGGGCGGTTTTTATGCCATCACCATGATAAGGCTCATCGTAATGGCACATGCTTTAGAGGCTATTCAGGTTCTCGCTTAGCTTTTACCATAGCGGGTAATGTAAAGGAGTACGTCAAAAACACCTCTGTAAATTTTAGCAACTGGTCGACCTCGTCAGCAGTAAACTCTTCGTCAGAATGAACAGCACCATTAGTATCGATACGTACTATATGAGCCCAGTCAGCCATTTCTTGCGTTATTAAACCAGTATCCCTAAGCGCTGATATGCGTCTAACAAGCTTATCTTCCTCTTTTAAGTGAAGAATTTTTGTGGCTATATCAATCACTTTCCTGCAATTCATTGCACTAGTTTCATACCTTCCGCGTGTGAAGTCATCTTTTGCTTCAATAAAGAATTTTGCTGCTCTTTCCGGTGTGTTTGCAGGGGCATCTAAGGCCAATTTCTTGGGGTATGTTCGAAGTACAGTCATTCTGTCAGCTGACCTGGCCTCTAAAGGATATATTGTGTTGTTTGCCTGTTTCTCAGGGCTGCTATGGGAGCCAGTTTGAATTTCAGCGATAAGCATTCTCAAGCAAGACTGGCACTGAAAAACTACAGAGTAAACTCCGGAAGCAAGGGGGGCTTCGTTAATTGAGCTGAGGACGGCATTTTCTTTCAGGCAATGCGGACATGTGTCATTGATAGATAACATTCCCATCTATTAATTCCCTTATTCTAGATAACAGTAATGGTGCCCCTAACTGGCAAACTAGGTTGTTCTTTAGCAAGAGGCTTTATGATTTATCCTCCTAATATCCATCAACTCTAAGCCAAAAACTAGAGGTATCTATGGCAAAACCGGACTGGGGCGAGCTTCAGCAACGGTTCCTGTCCGAACATGCCGCAACTGGCGTATCACCGAAGGAATGGTGTGAAGCGCAGGGACTGAACTACGCGACTGCCCGCCGATATATCAAAAAACCTTCTGCGCAAACTGCGCATCAACCTGCGCAGAAAAAAATGCGCACTGCGCACAAAGAACAAAGCGCAGAAGAGCTGGTGGATGATGATGGACTTACCGCTCAGCAGCGCTTATTTGTCGCGGAGTACCTGAAGGACAACAATGCCACCGCTGCCGCTGCACGTGCTGGCTATAGTGACCCAAACTACGGTCGTCAGCTCATAGCGAATCCTAACGTTGCGCAGGCTATTGCGCAGCAGCAAAAAGCGTCCATTGCGCGCACGCTTGGAAGTGCTGATGAAGTCCTTGCGCAAATGTGGCAGCTCGCCACTTTCGATGCAAACCAGCTTTCGCAGTATCGCCGCGGAGCGTGTCGTTACTGCTGGGGCTTCGGTCATCACTACCAGTGGCGCGATGCAGTTGAGTTCGACGAAGCACTCGCAAAAACTGAAGGCAAAGAAGGTGTAAGACCACCCGAGGACACTGGCGGCTACGGTTACGACCACAACCGAGAGCCAAACCCAGAATGCCCGCGCTGCAACGGCGACGGCATTGGCCAGCCTTATTTCCCCGATACGCGCAAACTCCCGGCAGCTTCTCGTCTCGCTTACTCCGGCGTGAAGGTCGGCAAAAATGGCGTCGAAATCACAGCAATCAGCCGCGAGCGGATGTTCGAAGCGGTAATGAAGCGCCTGGGCCTGGCCGATAGCGAATTTGCGCAGCGCCTGCAGCAGATTGAAATCGAGCGCCGGCAGCTGGAGGTTGAGAAACTCCGTAAAGAGCTGGCCAGTGATGGTGAGGACGATGAACCAACGCCAGTTGCAATCAATATCAACGTAGTGGATGCGAGGGCAGCCGATGGGGATCAGCCCGACACTTAACATTCCTCAGGCGCGCTTCCTCGCGATGCAGCACAAATTCAAAGCCTACGTTGCCGGGTTCGGCTCCGGTAAGACGTGGGTAGGTTGTGGCGGCATCTGCAAAGGGATGTGGGAGCATCCGAAGATTAACCAGGGTTACTTCGCGCCGACATACCCGCAGATTCGTGACATCTTCTACCCGACGATTGAAGAGGTGGCCTTCGACTGGGGGCTGAGCGTCAAAATCAATGAGGGGAACAAAGAGGTTCACTTCTATGAGGGGCGACGGTACCGCGGGACAACTATCTGCCGCTCGATGGAGAAACCAGGCTCAATAGTCGGCTTTAAAATCGGTAACGCGATGGTGGATGAGTTGGACGTCATGGCGGCAGCCAAAGCACAGCAGGCATGGCGAAAAATCATCGCTCGTATGCGCTATAACGTTGATGGGTTACGTAACGGCATCGATGTTACGACCACACCGGAAGGTTTCAAATTCGTCTATCAGCAGTTCGTGAAGGCGGTACGGGAAAAGCCCCAACTGGCGGCCCTGTATGGACTGATTCAGGCCAGCACGTTCGACAATGCGAAGAACCTGCCGCCTGATTACATCCCATCGCTGCTGAGCTCTTACCCTGACGAACTGATTCAGGCATACCTGCGAGGGAAGTTCACCAACCTCAACAGCGGGACTATTTACCACACGTTCAACCGTAAGCTGAATAACTGTGCTGATGAGGTTCAGGATGGGGATCCGCTGTTTATCGGTATGGACTTCAACGTTGGGAAAATGGCCGCGATTGTTCACGTAAAGCGTAATGGCCTGCCGCGTGCGGTACGTGAACTGGTTAAGGTTTACGATACTCCGGCGATGATTAAGCGCATCCAGGAAGAGTTCTGGCGATATGAGGATGGTCGTTATGTGAAGAGCCGGGAGATTTACATCTATCCGGATGCCTCTGGCGACTCCCGCAAGTCCCAGAACGCCAGCAAGACTGATATCGCTCAGCTCAACGATGCCGGATTCAGCGTCATTGTAGATGATGCCAACCCGCCGGTTAAAGACCGCATCAACTCGATGAACGCCATGTTCTGCAACGCCAACGGTGAGCGCCGCTATCTGGTTAACGTGCAAAATTGCCCGGTTTATACCGAGAGCCTCGAGCAGCAAATCTGGGCGGCCAATGGCGAACCGGACAAATCAGCAGATAACGATCACCCCAATGATGCTGGTGGGTACTTCATCGTGAAGGATTACCCGATCGTGAAACCGGCATACTCAATCACCATGGACACCACTTTCTGATATGGCAAACGACGACATCACCTGGGTTCGACCAGAACACCGGGCGGCTTCTGCTGCCTGGCGGAAATACAGGGACTTTTGCAAAGGAGCTGAGGCCGTAAAGGCAGCGGGTAATAAGTACCTGCCTTATCTCGACCCAACTGATAAATCCACACGCAATCGCAAGCGCAATGAGGACTATCTGAGCCGCGCGGTGTTCTATGCCATTGCCGGTAATACGAAAATCGGCATGCTTGGGATGGCGTATCGCAAGGACCCCACGTTTAACGGCCCTGAAAAGCTCAATTACCTGTTGGACAATGCTGACGGTGCCGGCACCAGTATTTACCAGCAGTCGCAGCTGGTGACCGAGAACGTGCTGGAGGTTGCGCGAGAGGGCATTTACGTCGATTACGCTGAAGCCTCTGATGAGGCGATCATCCTCCGCTATCCGGCAGAGAACATCATCAACTGGCGAACAAAGCGTATTAACGGACGCGATCAGCTGGTGCTGGTGGTCCTGCGCGAATGCGTAGAAGAGCCGGATGGTTACGCTTACAAGGATGAAATCCAGTACCGCGAGCTGGCGCTGGAAGAAGGGCGGTTCATATGCCGCGTATGGCGCCGGGCAGGTGGCACAGCAAGCGGAACCTACACCGTCGACAGCGAATATCATCCTAAGCCCAAAGGAAAGGACTACTGGGATGAAATCCCGTTCACCTTTGTCGGTGCCCAAAACAATGATCCTACTATCGATGATTCACCGCTGGCTGCGCTGGTGGAGATAAACCACGGTCATTACCGAAACAGCGCTGACTATGAGGACAGCGTGTGGTTCTGTGGCCAGGTGCAGCCGTACATGACTGGGCTCGATACCGGCTGGCGCGATCACCTCGAGAAGAAGGGCGTGAAAATTGGTTCCCGATCACCGCTTTTGCTTCCCAAAGAAGGCTCGTTTGGCTATGCCCAGGCGCAGCCGAACATGCTGGCTAAAGAGGCCATGGACAGCAAGCGCGATTACATGGTGCAACTTGGCGCCCGGCTGATTGAGCAGAACGCCACGGCGAAGACGGCAACCCAGGCGAGCGGTGAGCAAACATCCTCAACATCGGTGCTCGGTATCTGCGTTTCAAACGTTTCTGAAGCCTATACGCTGGCGCTTGGCTGGTGTGCGAAATACCTCGGCATCAAGGGCGAAACGA